GGTGTATTACCTAAAATCTCAGATACCGCAAAGATTCTGTAGTACTGATTAGAACGGTCTGCACCAGTATCGTTACCAGCTGAAGCGCCAACAAATGGATTAGCGATCATGCCATAACGAGTCTTGAAGCCGATCTTAGGCTGGAATGTATTCTCACCAACCGCACGGACCATTGTTAATGGAACGTATGGGCAATAGAATAGACCAGCATCATAAGGATTAGTACCCTTATAACCAACAGTTACATAGTCAACAGTTGCATAAGGATCGATATAAACCTTAGTACGACCATTTAGTACACCAGCAAAAGTATTACCAGTATCATCTACGTTCAAGTTAGTTGAAAGAGCTGGAGTGTAATCTAACATACCAGCAGCAACTAGAGCAGAAGCTACGTCTGAAGAACAAAGGATGAAGTTACCCTTTCCTCTACGAGTTTCTTTAGCAATAACATTTGATTCTCTTTCGATCTGAATTAATAGACCTTTGTACTTCTCAACAGACCATCTGCCATCAGCATCAGTGTTAATGTTGAATGTACCAGCAGAATCAATATCAGATTGCTGTGCACCACGCTTAGCTTTAAGGTTGATAGTACGGATAACTTCTCTGTTGATCTCAGCAAGGATTTCAGCAGAAAGAATGTTAGCCAACTCAGACTCAGCATCCAAACCGTGGATCGCTTTAAGGTCTTGAGCTAGTTCCATTGTGTACTCAGCTTTAAGAGCTCTTGACTTAGCTGTAACAGTCGCTTTTTCGATTGAGAAAGCCATTTCAGCAAAATCAGCGCCTTGGCCGTCACCTAGAGCTTCAGCAGCTGCAGTTGACATACCTGTACCTGGAGCATAGTTGTCTACGTTATCGTTAGTATCTGCATCACCTTCGAAAGGATTAGATGATAGAGTAGCAGAACCAGAAGCAACACCTGAGAATGAAGTATCAGCTTCATTGAATAGTGCTTCAGTACCACCTTGAGTAGAGTACTTAGACTTCATTGCAAAGATAAGACCAGTAGGACCAGACATAGGCTGAACACCAGCTAGATCATATGCAATTAGGTTAGGCATAGAACGTCTTACCAAAGAAATTAGGATAGGATCCCAATTGTCAATGTTAGAGTTTGCAGACGTATTGTTAGTAGGAGCTGCTTCGTTCAAAGAATAGTTTTGATGACCACGCTCTTCAGCAAGAGCCTTCTCAGTATTCTCTAATACAGCAGCAGTTACGGACTTACGATAGTTGTCCTTAAATTCAGGAGCATCTTTGGATTCCAGTACGGGAGCCCATTTCTCCATGATTGCTTGATTTGCATTAAACATTTTTTTAATCTCCTAATGGATTATTTGTTAGCATTTCGCATTGCTTGCAGATATCTTTCCATCATAGGTGAAACTTGAACTTCTTCAGTTTCGCCAGTAACTTCAGTATCTTCAGCAACTACTTCCGGTTGTGCTTCTTTAAAGTATGATTCTTTGATAGTAGCTACTTTATCTTCAAAAGTATCTGCATCTTCGAAATCAATATCTTCAACTAAGCCTTTTAGCTTTTCCGCTTGTGCTTCAGAAAGACCATGACTTGCATCTCTTACAATTTTATCTTTAAGAAGAGATTTATTCTCTTCAGAGATAGAAATGTTACGATTCTGCTCAGAGTTAAGTTGCTCTTCTAGATCTTCGATTCTAGTAGTCATTTCGTCTACTAAATCAACCTTAGACTCTGGTACTTCAATATAGTGCTCTGTGAACACACCTTGAAGTGCAGTCATAAATGATTCAGCAATTTCTGATCTAAGACCAGTTTCAATTGCTAACTTGTTATCTTCCATCCACTGCTCTACTACGTAGTTTAAGTAGCCGTCGACTTTTTCAACAAGCTCAGACTGAATACGATCAGTTTCTTCGGCAAGCTCTTCAGTGTATTGCTCTTCGAGACGATCAACGTGCTCGGCAAGCTTTGACTTAAGCGCTGCTTCAAAAATTACTTCAGCCTTATCTTTAAAGCCTTCAGAAAGAGTAGCTTCAGAATCAACTAATGCTTGTAGATCCTCATCGAAATGAGTCTCAGCAATAATTTCTTCTTCACCTTCAACACCTTCAGCATGCATAGCTTTATATGCAGCAGTAAGTTGTTCTTTCTTCATTTTATGCATCTTCATAGACATAGCATTGATCATGCCAGCTTTTGTTTTTGGTAAGCTTGCTTGAGCCGGAGCTGACTTTTTAATTTCAGCAGCGTCATCTGCAGCAGCTTTTGCACCATCAACTTCCTTAGGCACTACTTTGCTTGCCTTTGGAACTTCAGCTTGACCATTTGCTTCTTCCAGTTCCTCGCCAGAAACTTCAACTGAGTTTTCAACGATTTCATCCTGGAGTTCCATGTCGATGTCTTGATTTAAATTATCATTTGACATGTTATTATTACTCCTTAACGAGTTAAAGTTTAGAGAGGAAATCTTT